CAGGGTTCTAGTATTGCTACTGGAGAAACTGCACCTGATTTTCCTACTTGCCATGTCACATCAAGTAGTTTTGTTACTATACCCTCTTGTCTTTCTTTGAGAGCAAATGCGCCACGCGGGTGGTGGGAAGTATATCCCATTTTATCAAACGATAAATTAGAATCTACTCTCCACACTTCACCGTCCTGCGGAAAGTCATCTAAATAATTAGAAGTAGCAGGCTTAAATCGCATGCCTTCTAACATTTCCATGTCTTCCTCCCAACTTGGGCAGATCTCAGGTTGTATACCATAGGCTACAAATGTGAGCTTTCTTCTCTTAACTTCTTCAATATCTTTCAGATTGAGCGCACCCGCTGCATAGTTTCTTGCATTGGGTATAGTTTTAGGAGCTACTATTTCTCCTGTTATCTGCTTGGGTCTAGTACTCCATATTTTAGTTGGTACTAAATGTTTAACTTTTTCTGTAATATCCAAACCTTCTTTTCCGTCTCCTCTAGTCAATGCTCTAGTTAGTACTCCATCTATATATTGAAGACTGACAGCAGCACCATCTAACTTAGGTGTTACTGTTATTTTCTCACTATAAACTTTACTTGGATCTTTGTCGCCTTCATAAATTTTTTGTAGAGAATACATTGGGTACATATGAGGATATCTAAAACCTGAATCTCCGTCCATTGTACCAACCGCTAGATTATCTACTTCTAATTGTTCTTCTAATCTATCATAGACTTCATCCGCCATGATTGGATTACCTTTGTAGTAGGCTTCTTTTGCTTTGTATAAGAGATCTGTTAGTTCTTTCATTATTTTCCTATGTGTTTTACTTCTTCTTTTGGTATTACTTGATAAGCCCCTTTGTTATACGCAATAGACACAGTATAGTTCTCACTCTCTTTTTGTTTATAAGAGTTATCCTGTGGGGTTATGTATTGGCTCAGTGGAGCCGAAGGGTATTGTTCCGTAGTTCTACGGAATGAAGGTTCTGGAGCAAATGTTTTCCACTCCTGTCTTTTACTCTTGACAGCTTTGGTGTATTTGCTCTTACGTTTGCGACCATATTGGTCATATGTCATGTGTCCTTTTATAATCATGAATATATTATACTAAATTTTTAAGGATTTGTCAAGAACTATTTTTGCTAGAGGTAGATTTGATCTAGTAAATCTTTGAAATTTTCTTCTAAAATTGCTTTAGATTCTGCTAACGAAAGAATTTCTACTAAACCTTCAAACAGGTTTCTAGTGTTTTCAAAATCGATTGGCATTGTTATGCCTTGATTAGAAGGCTTCCATTCTTCATCAAAGTCTAAATAGTACTTCCTTAATGAAATATACTCAACTCCTCTAAAATGACTAATAACAAGCCTTACCTGTTCTGTACTAGATTCTTGTATGCTTTTTTCATAAATAGGAGGAGTATCTAAATCAATCATTGCGAATGACTCGGTTCAAAGGTATAATACTCGTTACATTTTCAGGCACAAGGATTCTATAAGAGTCCGTGTCCCAACAAAATAATAAAGAAGTATGCTGTCCTTCTTTTGCTCTATTTTTCTTTCCTTTAATATATTTTGTACTAAAATCTCTCGTGCATACGTTGTACTTTAGTTTACGAGAGTTTTGACTTCTATATGTGATTACTGCATCTCCTGCATCATCAAGTTTTTTCTCAAAGTCTGCTTTCTTCATTGTTCCTCCAATTTAATCTAACAAAAACTCTTTTGAATTGTTAAAGTGGATGGTTACTTATTTAGAATACAAAAAACCGAGGCAATCAGCGACTGCCTCAGTAACTTTAAATTACATTACTTATTTAAAGAATCTATTACTGTAGTGAAGTAAACTGCAGCTTTACCAGTTAATTTACCGATAATAGCACTGTCAACTTCTATGCCAGCGTCAGAAAGTGCACTAGTTAGTTTTTCTTGTGCATCTGCAACACTAACTCTGCCTCCACCAGTGCTTCCACCAGAAGATTTAGCAGCTGGAGTTTTTCTTACATATACTCCTGCTTTTGTTAGTATCATTCTTACGCCATTTGGCGATTCGCCAAGTTCCTCAGCGATATCTTTTACAATCTCCATTGAAGTCTCAGGTGTAGGTTCTGCATCCTGATACATCTCGATTGCTTGTTCTTTAGCTTCGTCTGTCCAAGCCATTCTTTTTCTCCTTTTGTTATTGCGCATGAATTCAGGCATACCTGGAGCCCACCCTGTGGCGTCTCGCATCTGTTGGTAAAATCTGTCACTCATATTTGCTGTTTTTTGTTTATAATAATATTATAATAAAATTATAACCAATTGTCAAGAACTATTTTTTGTTATCTATAGAGAATGCTATTATTTTAAATGTTTCTCTAAGGCTTTTAACATATCTTCTGCTTCTGCGAGTTTTGCTAGTTCTGACTTTATAGACTCCATTACATCAGGGTGTTCCCCAATACCTACTGGATTTCTCATATAAACTCTGCAGTTAGCTCTGTGATATGCTATTTGTCCTTTTAAATGTGTTACTAATTCTTCATACATTTCTTTGTCTCCCAATCTTCTAGTGCGTTGCGTATACTTTGTTCAGCTAAAACTGAACAGTGAATTTTTATAGGAGGTAGATCTAATGCTTCGGCAATCTCTTTGTCTTTTATTTCCTTGGCTTCTTTTATAGTTCTTCCAAGTAACAAATCCACAAACATACTGCTGCTAGCGATAGCGCTACCACAACCATAAGTTTTAAATTTAACATCTATTATTCTTTCTTCCTCATCTAATTTTAACTGTAGTTTCATTACATCACCACAAGCTGGCGCACCTGTCATACCTGTAGCAACATTAGGATCATTAGGATCAAACCTACCTACACTAAACTGTTTAGGTGAGTTTAGTACTCCTTCAAATCTATCTATTACTTTCTTACTGTATGCCATTATTGTCCTATTACTGCGTCTACAAAACTGACGCAAAATGCTTGTGTTAATTTATCTGATAACAATGCAGGGGTAACAGGAATTAAAATTATTGCAAACCCTAATATCATTACTACAAAAGCTATATATTTATGTATAACTATTGGATTATTAGGATCTATCTTTTTAATTAATTTATAGCAAGGCATATATAGCTTAAGCATAGCCAAAACTATGCCCGCAATATAAAATGCTAAAAAATATTCCATGTTGTTTTCCCTTTGTGATTACAAATATTTTTGTAAATGTCTTAGGCTTCCCATCTCCCAGCTTGCTAGTACATATTGCTTTCCTGCAAAAGATAGATGAGGAAAATAAGTATCTTTAAGATCGTCTTGAGTACACTCAATCGTATCTACTAGATAATAATTAACTCCATCTTCTCTGTCTGTATATGCTTTACTAACTACAGCGGGATAGTTCTGTCGAACTGCCCAAATTCTTTCTCCTATTTCGAATTCTTCTGCTACACACTGTTCGGGTAGCATGGCGTTTCGTCTGCCATCATAGTCTGTTTGAGGTAGTTTCTGAGGAATACCTAACCTCTCGACTATTCCTTTTATAAACGCAGGTGATCTATATAACGATTTTGCTATGTCTGAAACATTGAGACCATCTAAATATAGATTTACTACTTCTTTAATCTCTGCTTCTGTTGCGCCTTTGCCTTTGTTTTGAGCTTTTCTACGCTCTCTATACTCTACTGTCTCAAGATGATCCTGTATTATTTTATTTAATCTAGTCGTGTTGTAAGCTATGTTCAATATGCTACACGCTTCCTTTTTGGTTATAGGATTATCTTGATTTAGTAGTTCGTATACATGTTGTATGTTTGTTTCTGTTAAGTTTTCGTGCTTTTTAGTTTTTATTGCCATGTGTCTCTCCGTAATTTTTGGATGGCACTTCACTTCCTAGCAAGATAATGGCATAGTGTAAAATCTTTAATAGATCTTCTTTGTTTCTTCCTTCTTTCTTACCATACCTTTGTGCATATTTTATTATATTTCCTATACAAAACCCTTCGCCATGTCCAGCGTCAAATATAAATTCTGTAGATTGAATTTTATTCATACTATAATGTTGTCCATACGTTGATAGTATGTGATTTTTCAATAACAATAGTACTTCATCTTCATTAAATTTATATTTAGCCAATTAACTTCTCCAATTCTGTATATCCGCCTATGCTAACTCCGTCTACAATTATCTGAGGAAAAGTTCTTGCTGTAGGGAAACGTTCCACTAAGTCTTTAAATGCAAAGTCTTTTCCTAACTGTTTGTATTCGTACTCTAGTTCTTTTCTTTCTACTAGATCTTTTGCCATATCACAATATGGGCATTGTTCTTTTCCATAAATTATAATCATTTCTTTTTCTTATCTCCTACTGCCATGGCTGATTCCCATGCAAATATGCCCGCTAAAGTAACTATTAGCAATACTAGAAATTTGTCTCCAAAAAAGGAAACAAAAGCATATCCCAACAAAAAAGCAACAAAAATAAAGAATGTCCATACTACTAGTTTGTTCCAATCTATCATTTTGCTGTTATCCTTTTTTCATAATCGGCGTAATCTTCATTCCA